GGTGCGCGGCGGGTTTCCCGCCGCGTTGATGTTTTGCGCAACGGAGCCGCCGTCACGTCACTGGACATTGTCGAATCCCCTGTCGTGTCGGTGCAGGCTGACGCAGCGCTTAAAGCAAACATGACGGGAGCATTCCGCGCGACCGAGATTTTGCGGCCAACAAGCGATCTGCTCCAACCGGTTCTGATCCTGGATGGGGTGGAGCATCCGCTTGGACAGTACGCGATCAGCGTGCTCACCACGAGCCATGGGGAGGCCGGCGACGTCATCCATGTCGAGGCATATGACAGGGCGCTCTGGCTGCAGCAAGCCAAAACCGAGGCAAGGTATCACATTGCCGCCGGCACAAAGTATACGGATGCGATCCAGGCGCTTCTGCTTGCGGATGGCGTTACCCGCGTAATCTGCGATCCATGCGACGCGACGCTGGCCACGGCGCGCGAGGACTGGGAAGTCGGGACGGATCACCTAACGATCATCAACGCATTGCTTGCTGAAATTAACTATACCGGGCTTTGGTTCGATTTCTACGGGATTGCGCGCCTGCACCGTTATGTTGCGCCGGGTGTCGGTAACATCCGGCACACGTACCGCTCCGGCGATTTGTCCATCATCAAGGCAGATACGGAGCGGGAGCTTGATATTTACGATGCGCCCAACGTGTTTGTGGCGATCGTAAGCAATCCGGACTATGATATGCCACTGACTGCAACTGCAGAGAATGACAGCATCGCCTCGGCGCTCTCCACCGTAAACCGTGGGCGGCGTATCGTCTCGGTTGAAAGCTTGGACAATATCGCTTCTGCCGCTGAATTGCAGGCCTACGTTAACAACAAACGGGCGCAATCAATGATTTCCACCGAGACGGTGCGGTTCTATACGGCCAACAATCCTGTGCATGGCATAGGGGACGTGATCGCCCTCCACCACGAAGCGCTGGAGGGTATTTTCGAGGAAATCGCATGGAGTATTACGCTTGAAGCAGGAGCTGACATGATGCATGAGGCGAGGAGGGCGATGTATCTATGAAGGATTACGGAGAAGTAGCGCTCGCCACGGTGGCCGCAGTCTATACGGACGGTGTGACGCTTATTTTTGATGGTGAGACGGAGCCGACAACAAAGCGGTATCTTGCGAGCCGGTCTTGTGTGATGATGGCGGGCGACCGCGTGAAGGTATGTAAAATAGCGGGAACTTACGTCGTGGAATTTGTGATCGGCCCGCCGCTGCAAATGATACCAGATGTATCCAGCTTGTCGACAACCGCGACGCTTGCGACCCTGATTGGCGAGTGGAACAAACTTATCTCAGGAATAGACATCCGCGGCTATCGGTGGATAAAGTGAGGTGAAAAGCATGGATTTCAATCTTACACGTGGGGACACGCATGCTTTTAAGTTCCAGCGCAAATCCCAAGATGGCGCGGTTCTTTCAGACACGCCCAGCAACATCTGGTTCACCGTAAAAGCATCAGCGTCATCAAGTATAGTGCTTATCCAAAAGCGGCTGTCGAACGGGAGCATAATCCATGACGGGGAGTATTACCATTTCACGTTGCTTCCGGCCGACACGGATATGCTCGAGATCGGGCAGTCCTACCGCTACGACATCGAGGTCAAAACGGCGACAGCGGGGATTCGCACCATAGCAAAGGGGTGCCTTACGATCACCGAGGAGGTCACCCACGCGGCGGATGAGGTGATGGACGATGGATGAAAGAGAAATCGCAACTCTGGAACTCGAAGCAGCGGACGAAATAGCGGTACTGGAAGAAGGCGCGGGGGGCATAACTCCCGCGCCTTACTATGGGGAATACACGGTAATTCCAGCAGTGCAATCACAAACGATGGAAACGGCGGACAAGTACATGACGGATGATGTGACGATTCTAGCGATTCCGTATTACAGCGTAGACAATCAAAAAAACGGCCAAACCGTAATTATAGGAGGGAATTGACATGGCAATCAGCAAAGTAATTTTCGGTTCAGACGTATTAATCGACCTAACGGGCGACAGCGTCAAGGCAGCAACCTTGCTCAAGGGTGCGACCGCGCACGGCGC